CTGCACTCCCCCGCCCGGCGGCTGTTCCTGTCGCTCGGCATCGTCGCGGGCGTGCTCGCGATGCGCCTGCTGCTGCCGCCGGCCGCCGTCGCGGTCGGTGACGCGACCGACCCGGCGAGCTCCGTCGAACAGGCCGTCTTCGCGCCCGGCTCGTTCTCCGCGCACCTGGCCGAGGTGCGTCCGGCCCTCGCCGCCTTCGGCGCCGCGTTCATCTGGCAGGTCTTCGCCGAGTACCTGTTCTACACGGCAGGATCCCGTAACGAGGCGGCAATGAGGTCACCTAGGGCCCGGCGGTCCGCAAATCGTCCGCAGAATCGGCGGTTGAGGACATCAGGGCCGACGCTGCCGCTCGGGTACGGTCCGCAGCGTCCGGCCAGATGTGTGCGTACACGTTCAGCGTGATGGCCGGTGACGCGTGACCGAGCGCTCGTGAGACCGCCACGGCGTCCAGGCCGCCACGAATGAGCCCGGAGGCGTAGTGGTGCCGCAGAGAGTGGGGGGTGATCCGCGCGCTTCCGAGCGTTCGAGAAGCATCCATGAACCGGTGCCGCAAGCCATCGGGGGACGGCGGCCGGCCGAACATCCACCGTTCGTTACCGTGCACGCCTACGACCTCGATGTGCCGGGACAGACGCTCGATGAGTCCGTCGGGCACAGGCACCACGCGCTCGGACCCGTGCTTCGGCCCCAGTACGTCCAATCCGCCGGCACGATTCTGGATCTGTCGCTGAACGTGGATGGTTCGGCGCAGGAAGTCAACGTCGCCGACCTGTAGAGCAGCCGCTTCCCCGATCCGAAGCCCCGCGAAGGCCATGACGTCAACGAACGCGGCCCAAGCCGGATCAATCGCTTCGCGGAGCGCACGTACTTCGGCAGGCGAAGGGATGCGCATTGAGTGTTCTGTCTTGCGCACCGCGGGGAGCTTCACGCCGTCGAGAGGGCTGGAGGCGAGACGTCGATCAAGGACGGCCGCGCGGAGGACCGTACGGACGTAGGCAGTGCGCGTCTTGACCGTCGACGGCGCGAGGGTGCTCGCGAGTTGCTTGACGTAGGCCTCGCCATGAGAACGACGCAGCTTACCGAAGGGGACAGCCCTGAACGTGCACTCCCCCACGGACCGGTCCGCGAGTCGCCGGGTGTTATCGGTCCACATCTGGCGCTGCGCCCAGTCGGCGTAGAACTCCTCGAGCGTGCCGCGGCTCGCAGCGGGCGCGACGTACGTGCCGGTGAGCTGAGCGGACGCGACCTCGTTCAGCCAAGCCTGCGCATCGCGCTTCAGAACGAAGTGCTTCGCGTGTTCCTTGCCGTCGTCGTCACGGTAACGGGCTCGCCAGTGCCCGTTCGGGCGCTGCTTGACGCTAGACATCTGGGTCTCGCTTAACCACAGCTTCAGCGAGCGCGACGAGTAGGGCCACCGTCTGATCTGCTTCTTGCTCCGTCATCGCAACCTTCTTCCCTCCCGGGCGGTATGTCGCATCGTGACGGGCTCGAACCCATGCAATGTAAGAGGGAGCATCAGTCGGCCGTTCGCCTGCGAACGCCTCAACTCCTTCGAAGATGTCAACCCGATCGCCGCTCTCGAAGATGAGCCACGAGACCTGCTCGAGTGCCTCTGCAAGGTCCCTGATGCTCTCTTGCGCGGTCATCAACGCGCGGTCGACGGCTTGTTGGCGAAGCTGGAATCGCTCCACTGGGTCGTATGGCCGCTCGATCTCCGCCAGGTCGAACCCCATCGTCCGGGCGATGGTAGCCGCCTCACTGAGTCGGAGCGCTCGAGTACCCGCCTCGATCCGGGAGATCGATGACGCGTCCAGCTGCAAGCCAAGCTTGTTGAGGTGGTCCGCTAGGGCCTTCTGACTGAGGCCGATCACCTTGCGGTACTCGAACACCGTGTGACCGAACCGCTGTTCGATCGTCTGCTCCTCGTTGCGTTGCACAGCCACACCATATTGCAGATCGAGCAAGAGTGTGTAACGTTGTCACTGTCGCAACGCGATGCAACGACGCAAAGGAGTTCAGATGACGATGACGATTGCGGTGCTCCTCACCCTGGAGGAGACCGCGAGCAAGCTGCGCAAAACGCCGGCAGCTCTTCGCTACATGATCACGCGAGGCACCGCGCCTCGCTCCGCCCTGATCGGTGGGCGGCGGATGTTTCGGGAAGCCGACGTAGTCGAATGGCTGGACAAGCAGTTCGAGGCAACGACATGAGCGCCCCCGACTGGGACATCGCGGTGATCGGCGATGAGCCCGTCGAGGTCATCAATGCCGCCGCCGTCGCTCAGCTGATCCGCACCTCTCCGCTCGGAGTCACGTGCGCGACGGCTCGGATGCGCGCGACGCTCCCACCCCACCTCTTCACCGCGATCGAGAAGGAGCTGGCTGCATGAGCACTCTCGACATCCTCAACCAGGACGGCACTCTCGTCGTCTCGTCAGAGACCATCGCCGACGGTTCCGGCGTTCAGCACAAGAACGTGCTCGACCTCATCGACTCCCGCCGGCCCGACTTCGAGGACTTCGGCCCTCTCGCGTTTGAAACGCGGAAGGGTGTCGCGCTCGCTCAGGGTGGATTCGCGAAGGGGACTCGTTTCGCTCTCCTGAACGAGGCGCAGGCAACGCTCCTGATGACGTTCCAGCGGAACACGGACCAGGTGGTCGCGTTCAAGAAGGCGCTCGTGAAGGCGTTCTTCGACATGGCGCGCCAGCTCATGTCGCCGCAGGTGCCTCAGTCGTTGCCGGACGCACTTCGTGCGTACGCAGCGGAGGTGGAGCAGCGTCAAGCGCTCGAGGCAAAGGTCGTCTCGGACGCCCCGAAGGTCGCACATGCGGAGACCTTCCGCGCCGCAGCAGGCGCACGCACTGTGGGCGATGTCGCGAACGACTTCAAGGCGCACGCGTCCGAGCGTTTCCCCCACGTCAAGGTGCTGCACCAGGACGTCTGGGACCACGCGCACCGCCTGGGCCTCGTGATTCGCGGTGACTCTGTTCGCCGGAACCAGCCGACCGCACAGGCAATCGACGCGGGGTGGGCACGGCCGAGCCGAGCGACATTCGGCACGCGCTCACATGGCCTACAGACGAAGGTCACCACCCATCTCACTCCTCGTGGAGAAGCACGGCTCTGGGACGGCCTCTGCGCCTGGCTCGGGGAGCACGGCACCCTGTCGATCGCTCGGGCGGTGGCGTGATGGACCTCACCACCGACGACCAGCTGGGTCCCGTCATCCGGCGTGTGCGGGAGTCCCACGAGTTGAACGTTCAGGAGGTCGCCGCGAGAGCGGGGATTAGCACCCGAATTCTCATGCGGGTGGAGGCCGGCGAGGTCGCTCCGACCGATAGCTGGATCCGCCGGGTGACGTTCGCGATCGCGAGCCTCATGCCGGCCCCGTCGTCTGTCTGCGAGATCGCGGGATGCGAAGGGTTACACGAAGACCTGCGCCAGACCATCGGCGCCAAGAAGAAAGCCCCCGGACGGAGCTGCAACTCCACCGAGGGCCAGATCAGAACCAACCTCCAGGAAGGAACGACCATGTCAATCATCACCGTACAGCCCGCCACGGACAACTCGCGACCCCCGAAGGGGTGCGCCACGCTGGGCTGCGACAGCTCCGGCATGCACGAGCAGAACGAACCGCTCTGGCACCACGCCATGTCCTCCGATGGCGATGGCTGGAACATCTCCGTCGACCGCTTCGAGGGTCAGGAGAACAGGTGGGCCGTCTACGTCGTCGTGGAGAACGACGACCCCCTCGGCACAGACGCCTTCGCGGCGCTGTCGCAGGCGTACGAGACGGCGAGCGCTCACGCCTCGCAGCTGAACCGTCACCCCGCGGCGGTGACTCGATGAGCGCGTGGCAGCCGGCACTAGCCGAACGGCGCCGCTTCGCCAGCTACTCAGTCGAGTTCCGTGAGGCAGAGACGCACGGGGTGCGGATCACCGACGTGGACGGACAAGTGGGCCGAGCCGTAACCCTGTACTACCGGATCCCGTCGATGAAGAAGTTCGTCGTCTACTACTACGCCGGCACCAGCGCACGGGAACGGCGCCTGATCACCGCGCTCGGTCGCGAGCTGCCGACCGGTGGGTGGGCACGTCACGCCGATCGATGGCGGCGCCGCCGCATCGCCGGCCGCACCGTCTTGGTGCAGGAGATCGCACTCCTCGCCGACGACCCGTTCGCCCAGCTCGAGCTCGAGCTGATGATCGACGCGGGCAGCGAGGTGACCGTCTGATGGCGATCGAGATCGACATGCGTCGGACCACTACTCGCCCCGACGAAGTGCGCATCAGCCTGTACGAGGACGAGACGTCGCTGCTGATGACGCTCGACGAGTCCACCGAGCTCGCCCTCGACATGCTCGAACTCGCGTACTCGGTACGCGCAGGCATACCAGTTCCCATTTTCAGCCTGCACACCGGCAAGCAGGCACTGTCCAAGACGTACAAGCCAACGTCCCGCGTCTACTCAGTCGCCGAGTCGGCTCCCGATGGCGTCGCCGTTCATATCAACGAGCTACGGCGCATCGGTCGGTGGTATCGATGGGAGGCAGGCGACACGTTCACTCTTGCGCGGGACACAGCGCATGTCTTGGGTCAACGTCTCATCACGGCAGCTCGAGAGTCTAAGGAAGGACTCTACGAAGGCGGGCGCCGTTCGAAGGCGGTGATGCCCCGATGACCGCTGGCGACATTCTCCCGACCGTCCGTGCGTTCACGGACGAGCAGATCGAGTCGGACAGGCGGACCATCATCGACTTCCTCAAGCGCCGCTCGGACGACGAGAAGTCACCCATCCGTGACGCCGGAGCAATCGACATCCTCAGCCGCTACCACCCGTGGGAGTTCCGCTTGTTCTTCCTCATGGACTCCCCGAGCATCGCTCTTCGCCGGATCAAGCAAGCCCTCAGCTACATCGAGGGAGGAGTCGACGACTGGTTCCTCACTGCCGCTCCTGAGTGGGCCTACGTGACAGAGACGGACTACCCCGAAGATGGCAAGCAGTTCGTCGAACACCGGGGCGTCACACTCGCGCTGGGTCCTGCCGAGTTCTCTCTACTTCGACGCGACGAAGTTCACTTCGACGGAACGGCAACCGAGGGTGTTGTGCTCATCGAGCCTTGCGACATTGAGGCCGGCGCGGAAGCCACGTTCACGTACGCCGACTTCATCCGCGACGCCGAAGCTTTCATGCCCCGCTCAATCGCTGCAGCTCGTGCCGCAGACGAGAAGTGCCGCCGGTTGCTAGCTCCTCAGGACGCTGAAGCTCACGCTGATGGATCCGGGTCATGACCGGCACTGCGATTGAGCTCTGGCGGGGACCCGTCGAACTGCACACACTGCGCTACGTCGCAATCGATTGTTTCGGCACGGGCCGGGGACACAACGGCCATCCAAGTGCCCGAAAACGCGAAGCCCGTGCGCGCCGCGTCTGGAAGCAACAGGTTCGTCGTGCCGGCGGCCGTCTGCGACGAGATTGGCGTTACCGATGCTGCGCTGCCTGCGGTTCTCAACGGCAGCTCACCGTCGATCACGTCATCCCCAAGAGCCGAGGCGGATGCAATCACATCCACAACCTGCAGCTCCTCTGCTTCGACTGCAACCAGGCCAAGGGCGACGCGCTGCCCTGGGAACTCCTCACCTCGCTGCCGCAGGCGGCAGCCCTAACAGCCGGAAGCGAAGACCGTTCATGACCCAGAACACCATCGACAACGTGACCCCGCTCCCCATTGCAGCACTAGCGGAAAGTCCGGTCACAACGCTGGAGACGGCTGACGCTGGCGGAGCGGATGTCGGCTCTGCCTACTCCGAAGAGGATGGCAGCACGGTCGCCGTTACCTTCACCAGCTACGACCGTTCCTCCGCCGTCGTGCACCTCATGACGCCCACTGAGGCTCGTGCCTTCGCGTGCACCATCGAGCACACCGCAGCATCCGTCGAAAGTCTCACGCGCCAGAACTCGGCCGGCGGTGGTGAGTGATGGCCGTGTCGCAGGCGCTACTGATCGACCCCGACTTCATCCCGCTACGTGCCGCGCTCGTCCGAAAGCTCGGCGCCATGGAGGCGATCGTGTGGCAGCTGGTGTACTTCCGGACGGCGCAGCAGAGCCCTCACCGGTACGAGCGAGACGGGCAGTCGTGGTGGCGAGCGAATCGCGAAGAGCTCTCGCAAGCGTCGGGGCTGTCGTCCGATCAGATCAAGCGGGTGATCGCGAAGCTCGAGAAGTCGGGCCACCTCGTGGCCGCCGAACATCGGGACGGTGGCATCACCGATCGGACCAAGTCGTACCGGTGCGTGACGGACGAATCCGCGCAGTCGAGTGGTGCGAATCCGCCCAGTCAAGAGCGGGGCGATTCCGCCCAGTCTTCCTCTAAGAAGTCAGAAGAAGTGAGTACTTCGTACTCACCGCGAGCGGACGGATCTGCCCACTCGGAGCTCTTCGAACAGGCGTGGAAGCACTGGCCGAAGAAGGAAGCCCGGAAGCCCGCGTTCGAGAAGTTCCAGCGGCTCGTCCGCGACCGCAGGATCAGCGCAGAGGAACTCGCCGCCGAAATCATCCGCCACGGCGACGCCTTCGCCGCGTCCGGGAGGCAGGTCCAGTACGTCCCGGGACTCCTCCCCTGGCTCAACCAGGAGCGCTGGTCAGACGACCTCGCGCAACCCACGGCCGCCCAGCCCAAGCAGACCGCTTTCCACCGGAACCTCAGCACCGTCGACTACTTCGCAGGACAGGAGCACCAGCATGAACAAGACCGAGCTCTCCCAGCTGCTCGCAACGTTCTCCCTCGTTGACCACCGCAACATCGACCCCGCGACCGTGAACGCCTGGCACGACGTACTCGGCGATCTCGATGTCAACTTCGCCTACCAGGCCGGCGTGGAGCACTTCCGCGAGTCCACGGACTACCTCAAGCCGGCACACATCGTCGCGGGCGCCAAGCGGCTGCAGCAGCAGAACGTGGCAGCCGTCCGTGAAGGACGAGCGCGAGGTGTCATCCCCTCGGACTGGCCGGAGACGCAGAAGCTGTCACCGGCGCTCGCCGACGCGCTGTCTGCCGACCGAGCTGCCCGCCGTGGCGTGTGGATCGGCCGTGCCTGGTTCGAGTCGTGGGACGCGTACAACGACTTCGAGCAGCGACGGGACCTCGAGCGCCAACACGGCTTCGGAGCGATCGCCAACCCCGCAGAACCGGCAGCCCCGGAGTACCTGCGATGACCCCCACAAACCTCAACCCGACTGCACCCGATCAGACGAGGAACAGCATGACCATCACCCAGCAGCACGAGGAAGAAGCCACCGTCGACCCCGCGGTGTCGCTCGGGCTTCGCGCGGCGACCGCACGTCGCCGGCTCGAGGACTTGCCCGAGCTCGTCACCTACATCCGTTCGCTCGTCACGCCCACGCTGGGCGGGGTGAAGGACGGCATGCCCCGAGCTGCGTCGAAGGAGCCGCCGCTGCCGATGCGCTCGGACGCCGCAGATGACGCCGACGCTCTCTGGCGTCAACTCTGCGAGTGGGTGGAGCACTGGGCAGACGTCTTCGATGTGCGACCGCCAGCATCTGCGACCGCGGCATGGCGGAACGAGAAGGGCGAGCTCATCGGCTTCCGCACTCACCTCCGCCCGGAACAAGCGGGGACGCTGACGAAGTACCTCGTCGACTGGCTCCTCATCCGGCACGAAGCCATCGCGAGCAAGCCCTCCGGCGGGCACTACTACGACGACGTGTCCGACCTACAGCAGACCGTCTACAACCTGAAGGGCGAACCAGAGTCCTGGTACTCGATCGCTCCGAAATACCCCCGCGCACCACGTCTACAGCGGCCCGTCCTCCCCCGGCCCTGCCCCGTATGCGACCAGTACGCCTACGGCGCTGAATGGCCCGAAGGAAGTCGCCCCGAGGACGTCGTCCTCCGCTGCGAGCACTGCGGGCACCAGGACGACGCCGTGCTTCGCAGCTCACGCACCGCACGCCAGATCATCGTCGAGCTTCGAGAGGAACGGCAGACCTGGGACCGGCCCGGGATCCTCGCCTTCTACGACGCCCACGGCTACTGGCCGACGCAGGAGGTACAGCAGTGCCTCGACTGCGGTGACCTGGTGGAGCACCCGGAACGTGGGAAGGCTCGACACGTCCACCAGGACCCGAACCGTCCAGCACACGCGCCCCGAATCCTGAACGACCCGACCGGCAGGGCCGCATGACCTTCATGCGAGGCCCGGGTCACCACGTCGGGAAGAGACTCCAGATGCTCGCGACGGCACCCGCCGCCAGCCCAGTGCCCACAAGGCAGATGTCCCAGACGACTGAGTTGCGGGCAACTTTCGGGCCCGCGAGGACGCTCTCGTTCTCCTCGTTGAAGTCCTTGATGATCTTCTTGTCGTGGCCCCGCTCTTGCACCTTCGCCATCGCCGCGTTGAGGGCGCCTTGGCTGCGCCAAAGCAGCCGGCCGAAACCAAGGACCGGGAGGACGGCGGCGATGACGAAGAGTGCGATGACGACGGTGAGCGGTTCCACGAGTCCAACAGTAGGAGAACTATGAGCAGTGACGAGTGGTGGTCGAAGCAACAGGCATGCGACCACCTTGGCGTTCTTCCTCGTCGGTTCGAGAAGTACGTCGAAGGCGGCATGCCGGTCGTGAAGATCGGCCGGCAGGTGTTCGTTCGCAGGTCCGTCATCCAAGCCGAGTACCGGAAGCGGCGCCTGGCAACGAAGGGAACACGCGCGAAGACACGGCCCGCAGAAGACGTGGAAGGGCGCTGAAACTGGTAGGCTGGCGCCAGCGAAGAACTACGTCAAGACACGTAGGACCAACGAAAGCCCTCGATCACCTCGGGGGCTTTCGTCGTGTTAGAGGACTCTCAACCGAAGACGACCAGGATCGCGCCGACCATCGCGGTGCCGAAGACTATCGATCGGACCCAATCCTCAGGGGACTTCTTCCCCTTCGTCCGCCAAGCGTCGAGCAGCAGCAACGCGTTCTGAACCATCACGGATATTGCGACCAACACTGCGCCGGAGAAAGCGGCGTTCTCCCAGTTGATGAAGCTCTCCCCGTCAAGCAGCATGAGGAAGATCAGCACTGCCATCAGGAGCGCGAACAACGCGCCCGCGCCAAGGGCCTGACCGACGTCCTTCCAACCCATCTTGTTCACGTGCGGAACGCGGTCTTCGAGACGCCCTAGATGGCCCCTCACCTCGCCCAGCGCCTTCTTGAGCTCCGAGTTCTGCTTCTGCGAGTCAGCGAACTGCTTCTGCAGCTCACTGATTGCTCGCGATTCGGCGTCCCGCTTCCTGTGACAGATCATGATGGCCCCCCATTCGCCGAGTTGAGCCTAGCGTCCGGTTTGCGATGAGATGTCGGAGCCACTAGGTCGTCGCCTTGAACCACGCCTCTGCGGTCTACAGGTGCCCTTCAAACTGCTCGGCGGCCGTTTTGTAGACCTCTACATGAGTCCAGTCGCCGTGGTCGTCGCGCCGCTTGCGCCTCGTCACGAACGACACCTCAGCCCAACCTGTGACCTCGTCCGGCAACTCGCTGATCGTCGTTGGTCCGAACCACCAGATCGCGTGGTCGTAGCCCTCAAGCCGCCTGGGAACCGCTGGCGAGTCCTTCGCCGCTGTTGGCTGCGCTTCCCACACCCACGTCAAGCCACCCTCGAATTCGCTGCTCTTCGCCTCAATCTTGAAGAGCAGCGAGGTGAGCGTCACGGGCTTCTCGCCGACGTTCGTCACCGACACCCATGGCTCCCAAGCGAGACTCAATGAGCCGTCGCCTGCGCCGGTACAAGTGGCTCCGGCCATTACGTGAAGCACCGGCCGCTCGTAGCGGGTTCTCACGACCTGCCACACCAGGCTCACAACCGAAAGCGCGAGTGCTGCGCCGGCGATCGCTATCGTCCACATGTCGGCGGTTGTCATGACTTCCCCCGCTCCATGAGCACAAGGTAGCGAACAAACGGTCCGACCGTGGCGTGATTGGGGACAGCGCCTGCTTCCCGGGCTGTCGGAGCCACTTCGGGTTGGCTCCGACGACACGGTGGTGGTAACCCACCCGCGGAGACACCGCGACAACAACAGAATCGCCCGCCCTGTAGCTCAACGAGAGCAGCCGGATTCGCTTGCGGTGTGACCGCGACTCGACGTCGCGCGGGGCGAGCCCGCAGCATCGGTTGCCCTCCGGCCGCTGATGCCGCACTGCCTTCGAGTGGGCCGGGCACGTGTCAGCGGCTGAGCAAGTCGCATCAGCCACGTGACGGCCCACTCGTCGTGCCCCAACACTTCCTCGTCACCCGCAGATCAATGATCGCCATCGCGCTGCGTCGAGTCACGAGGACCCCTTAGGCCGGGACCCCCGAGGTGAACCGCGCTGGCATGCGGAACCCGGACGGGTCGGCCGACCACGTCAGGACGACTGAGCGACCCGCTTCGCACGAATGCGCTCGAGCCGCGCCGGGTCCTGGAACACCTCGGCTAGCACCGATGCCATGAGCGCCAGGATCTCCTCCGCGTCGATGGCATCGGGAGCGACGTCAATGTCGCCATGGGCCATGTCATTGCCAGCGAAGCGAACCTCATGAGCCTGCTCCGCCATCGCTGGTCGAATGAGCCCAGCGTCCTTCATCGCGTCGATCTTCACCTTCAAAGTCCCCTTCGCGATGCCACGGTCCTTCGCGCAGGCTTCGATAACCGTGCGCGACATCAAGATCGCAGCCATGAAGTTTCCCACCGCGGCGCTTGCGTAGGCCTCCTTCGCCGCCCGTTCGATCGCAGCAGGCACGTCGGGCACCTCTGGAGTCTCGGCAGCCAGGGGAAGCCATTGCACCTGAACCGCCCGATCCAACGCTTCGGACACGTAACGCAGCTCGCTGGTCTCGCTGTAAGTGCCTAGGTTTTGACCTGCCCCTTCCCCAATCACGATGCGGGCGCACTGATCGCAGGTGCAGGCAAGACGCGCCCTGGCACCGTCAGCGAAGACGCGGCCCCATTGTGGGGTCATGTGGCTGTGCTTCTTGCAGTAGGGGCAAAGGGTTGAAGCCATCCCTGCATCCTGCCGCACGATTCCCCTCCGCACATCCCTGAGAAAAGGAGGCGCCGCCGATGACCGAGCCCATCAGGGAGACCGTATGGACCGTCGCGCGTGACGGGAACGCGATCAGCTCATACGTGGGAAGTCGCGAGTCCGCAGAGGTCGACTTAGCACGCATCCAGTCCGCGATGCGAGCTGCAGCCCTCGAACCCGACGTGACCCTCGCCACGGTGGTCAAGACCACCACGTACGGCGACCCGGAACCGGTGAAAGCGTGACCGCGGGTGACCTCAGCCTCGGCGAGTACCGGGCCGCGAAACTCAACCTGCTCGCCGGCATCGAAGCCCAGCTCGAGCGCATCGCGACGAACACTGGCCACGCGGACGTGCACCTCAGCGAAGAGCAAGTCGCCTCCGCGTGGGAGGGCCGCGGCATCCGCATGTACGGCGACGAAGTCATCGCCACCCTCCGCGACCTCGGCATCGAAGTCGACTGACCACTAGGGAGCTCACCCCATGACGAACACTGACCACGGCCTACCCGAAGTGCAGACCGCGTCGAAACGTGACATCGCCTACCGTGTCGGCCAGGCCATCGCCGTCGTCGCAGGAGTCGCAGCAGCGGTCCTCGTTGGCTCGCTCACCGTCTGGGCCATCGTCGCTATCTGGCGCGCCATCCTCGGCTGATGGGGTACAACCGGCTCGGCTGAAGCGGGCCGAGACCCACGATCAGGGCAATCCGGCTGAAAAGCGGGGTACATGATGGCCGAAGACGACATCAGCAGCCACCGCACACGCACGAACCGGTGGCCCGTACCGCTCACCCCACACCCCCAGACAGTCGCCGAGATCAACGACGTGATGGACGACGTGATCGAAGACAGGAGCTGACCGCATGAGCCTCCGAGACTGGATCGCCCGCTGCACTACTCACGCCCCGTCTACCCTGGACGCCGTGACCGACTTCCCCGCAGCCCTCACCCCACGCCACCTGACGTCAGTCGTCATGGAGGAAGGTGACGGGCGGGTCATCGTCACGTTCGGCCTCGGCGCGGAACTCACCGCGAACGAGTACTTCGGGTACGCCGTCGACTACTACGGCACAGACGGGAACGGCGGGAAGCGCTTCGGCGTCCGCCTGTCACCCACCGAGGTCAAGGCGTACGTCTTCGACTGGCAGTCAGCCACCCAAGCGAACTACGAAGCCGACGCCGTCCACATCACCGACGACGCAATCGTCGCCACGTACCGGGACGCCAGCATCGGCGCCGACCAGGTTGGCACTATCAAGGCGTTCTCCCACATGGGCAGCGACGACGCCGACACGGACATCCCCGTCACCCTGCTCCGCTGACACCGAGGGGACGGGACATGCCTACCCGTGCACCCATGCGCTGCTCAGCCCTTGACTGCGACGAACTCGCCACCAACCGTGGCAGGTGTGCCGAACACCAACGCAAGCGGAAGAGCGGCGCACACCGCGTCATCCCAGGCGACGGACGCAACACCGCACGGTGGCGCACCGAATCCACCCAATACCTCCGCACCAACCCACGATGCCGAGTGTGTGACGGACCAGCCACCGTGGTTGACCACATCACGGAGATCGCTGACGGCGGCGCCATGTGGGACCACAGCAACTGGCAGCCCCTCTGCAACCCACACCACGACCACAAGACACGACAAGCAGCCCTGAAGAGGGCCCAACGCCTCGCCTCCCTGAGACACCAAGACCGCAACACCGAAACCCTCGCCTCCCAACTCTGGAACCAACTGCCGTAGCGGGCGCAGCCACTTGACAGTGAGCTAACACGCGGTAGTCCAGACGACGGAGTGTTCGAGAGACGGTGTGAGCGAGGTGTCACCCGGGGGTAGGGGGTCAACATCACGGCGAATCCGCGGATAAGAGCGCCCGCCGGTGGCCCCGTGTTTCGCGTCTCACTTCGAGGACTAGGGGGTCCTGATGCCTCGTGCTGCGAAGCCGGCGGCTCTGCGTCTCGTTGAGGGCCGAGGGAATGGCCGTGACAGTGGTGGTCGGAAGGTTGTGGATGCTCCGGCGTTTAAGCGGGTGCCTCCGTCGGCTCCTGAGTGGTTGTCGGATGAGGCGGTCGCTGAGTGGAACCGTGTGGTTCCGGAGCTGACCCGTCTGGACATCGTGAAGGCGGAGGATCGGGCGGTTCTGGCGACGTACTGCGAGACGTGGTCGGAGTTCAAGGCTGCGACGTTGGCTCTGCAGGAGCATGGGTCGTTGACGATCGAGGCGAAGCAGGGTGAGATTCCGCATCCGGCGGTTGCGATCAGGCGGAATGCGGGGCATCGGCTGCAGCTGCTGGCACGGGAGTTTGGACTGACGCCGAGCTCGGAGCAGAGCTTGGCGAAGGAGTCCGACGATGGGGAAGACGACAACCCGTTCTGACGTCCTGGACGAGGCTGACCTCGAGCGGTTGAAGCTGTCTCCGGAGGTTGCCTGGTACTTGCAGGACCGTGGCTACCCGCTGCCGGAGATCCCGCCGAAGTTCAAGACCCCGGAGCCGCGTGAGGTTGAGGGTGCCCAGTTCGACCCGGAGCGGGTCGACAAGGTGCTGAAGACGTTCCACCTGCTGCGGCACACGCAGGGCAAGTGGGCGGGGAAGCCGCTGGATCCTGACCCGTGGCAGATCGCATACGTGATCGCGCCGGTGTTCGGGTGGGTGCAGTGGGATGAGGATGCGCTCGCGATGGTGCGGATCATCCGTGACGTGATGGTCGATGTTCCCCGCAAGAACGGGAAGTCGACGCTCGCGGGTGGCATCGCCGTGTACATGACTGGCGCCGACGGTGAGTCTGGTGGGCAGGTTGTGACGGCCGCTTCGACGGAGCGTCAGGCGGGGTTCGTGTTTGGGCCGATCAAGCAGTTGGTGGAGAAGACGCCGGCGCTTGCTGGTCGGTTCAAGGCGCACCAGAAGCGGATTGTGCACCCGAAGTCGGGGTCGTACATCGAGGTCATCTCGTCGGCTGCTGATGCGCAGCACGGCGCGAACTTGCACTGCTTCATCGTCGATGAGCTTCACGTTCACAAGACGCCGGACCTGGTTCGGACGCTCGAGACTGGTCGTGGGTCGCGGACGCAGCCGTTGGGCATCCGGATCACGACGCCGGACGCGTCGAAGTCGGGGACGATCTATGACGAGACGCGGCTGTACGTCGAGAAGCTCGCTGCGGGAACGCTCACGGATCCGTCGTACTACGGCGTGATCTGGGGTGCGGATGAGACGGATGATCCGTTCGCTCCGGAGACGCAGCGGAAGGCGAACCCGGGGTACGGGATCAGCCCGTCACGGAAGTACCTCGAGGCTGCGGCGTTGAAGGCGAAGAACTCCCCCGCGGAGCTCGGCGACTACCTGCGGCTGCATCTTGGGATCCGCACGAAGCAGGAGGCGCGGTTCCTGACGCTTGACTCGTGGGACCGGAACGCCGGCACGGTGGATGAGGCGAAGCTCGCTGGGCGGAAGGCGTTCGGTGGTTGGGACCTCGCGTCCGCGTCGGACCTGACCGCGTGGGTGCTGCTGTTCCCCGATGGGAACGGGTACGACGTCCTCGCCCGGTTCTGGATTCCCGAGGGTGCCCTGGACGCGTTGAACAAGCGCACTGCGGGCAACGCGTCGGCGTGGGTACGTCAGGGGCACTTGCGGACGACGCCGGGGAACGTGACGGACTACGCGTTCGTGCAGGCGCAGATCCAAGCGGACCTGGACCAGTTCGATGTCGTGTCGATCGGGTTCGACCCGTGGAACTCGACGCAGATGGTCAACAGTCTGCAGGACTCCGGGGTGAAGAACTTGGTGCGTGTGTACCAGGACTTCCGGCGCCTCTCGCCTCCGTTGAAGGAGCTGCAGCGTCTGCTGCTGACCGGCACGCAGGAGAAGCCGCTGTTCCGGACGGGTGGGAACCCGGTGCTGCGGTGGAACGTGGACAACTTGTCGGTGGACATCGACGCGAACGGGAACGTGAAGCCGAACAAGGCGCACTCGATGGACAAGATCGACGGTGTCGCCGCGACGGTGAATGCGCTGTCGGAAGCTCTGGTCACGAAGCCGAAGAAGAAGAACCCGTACAACGATCCGGACGCGAGCGTGTTCGGCACCTCGGAGGTGGCGTGATGACTCGTGCAGCTGTCGTCATCCTCCTCGAGATCCTTGGGGTGCTGCTCATCACTGCGGGTGTCGCGGCCGTGTACTGGCCGGCGGCGCTCGTCGTCGCGGGTGTGGCCCTGTTCCTGATCGCTTGGAGGATGACGTGAGCCTGTTCTTCAAGAAGTCGTCGGAAGGGTCGAACGGTCAGATCCTCGCGGAGTTCCCATCGCTGTCGACGCCGTGGCGGTACGACGGCCGGTCGATCGTCGCTGACCCGGGTCTGCCGCTGACGGACTACGCGCAGTCGGCGTACTCGATCTGGCAGTCGCAGCCGTCGGTGCGGAAGGTCGTTGACTTCATCGCGTCGAAGATCGCGTCGACTCCGATGAAGGTGTACCGCCGGGACGGTGACACTGACCGGAAGCGGGTCACGGACGGTCCGCTCGCGGAGCTGATCCGGGAACCGCAGAAGCACCTGACGCAGTACCGGTTCTGGCACACGCTCCTGTGCGACTTCCTGGTCTACGACCGGTTCATGGCGCAGCTGGTGCCGTCCGCGGACTCGCGGGCTGGTGTGGTGCTGCAGCACTGGCCGGCGCAGTCGTGGCGGTTCACGTTCACGGGGACGTCGCTGGTGGACGGTGTGGACCTGTACGTCGGTGAGGGAAAGCCGAAACACATCGGTCTCGACGGGCTGTTCTTCGACCGTGGGTACGGATCCGGGAACGGCACTCCCCCGATCGAGACGTTGCGGCACATTCTCGACGAGTACACGGAGTCGGTGAAGTACCGTCGGTCGATCTGGCGGAAGGGTGCCCGGTTCCCCGCGGTTGTCACCCAGGCTGTAGTGCCGGACGTTGACCCGCTCGACGGGCCTGCGCGGCAGCGTCTCGAGCAGGAGATGTCGAACTGGTCCGATGGTGGGGGCAGTGAGGGCAAGATGCCTGTCCTGCCGATCGGTGCGGACGTCAAGAAGGTCGACATCTTCTCGCCGAAGGACATGCAGGAGGTCGAGGGGCGCACCCTCACCGACATCGAGGTTGCTTCGGCGTACCACATCCCTCCGGAGATGATCGGTTCACGGCAGGGGAACTACTCCAACATGGAGGCGTTCCGGCAGTCGCTGTACCGCGACGCTCTGGGCCCGCACTTCGTGCAGTTCGAGCAGGCGTTCAACGCGCACATCACTCCCCTCCTCAACGGCGGCGACGAGTCGCTGTACGTCGAGTTCGACCTCGGCGCGAAGCTCCGCGGATCGTTTGAGGAGTCCGCGGCAATCATGTCGACCGCGACTGGCGGTCCGTGGCTGACGATCAACGAGGCACGGGCGATGGACAACCGGCCGGCGATCACCGGAGGCGACGACATCATCACGCCGTTGAACGTGGTCCGTGGTGGTGGCCCGCAGGCGTCCCCAGGGGATGCGACGCCGGAGGTTGCGAAGGCGTACGACCTGCTCCGCAGTAAGGGGCTGGATCCGAAGCAGGCGATGGAAGTGCTCTGGGCGACCGGGCAGTTGGAGGCAAGCGCATGAAGACGAAGAACTTCACCGCGAGCATCAAAGCGGTGGGCGGTTCCGGTGGCCTGCCCGCGGGCCAGTTCACTGCGCTTGTCGCTGTGTTCGGCAACGTCGATCACGGCGGCGATGTGATCGTGCCGGGTGCGTTCAAGAACAGCTTGGCTGAATGGGAAGCGTCTGGCGCGCCGATCCCGGTCATCTGGTCGCATCAATGGGCGGATCCCATGTCGCACATCGGTCACGTCATCGAAGCGGACGAGACTGCGGACGGCTTGCTGGTCACCGCGCAGCTCGACCTGGACAACCCCACCGGGGCGCAGGTCTTCAAGCTGCTCGACCAGAAGCGCGTCAAGGAGTTCTCCTTCGGCTACGACGTCGTGGACGCCGGCCCGGTGACCGTGGACGGGGTCGACGCGTGGGAGCTCCGACAGCTCGACCTGATCGAAGCAGGCCCGACGCTCCGCGGCATGAACCCGGAGACGCAGCTGCTCGGGACGAAGTCCGACGAGGACATTCGCCGCATCGTGCGTGAGGAGCTCGCCGCCGACCCTCGGGAGGTGGAGCCGACACCGAACGTTGAGGTTCCGCCCGACCCGACCGAATCTTCCGGCGCCCCGCCGGAAAGCTCACCTCCCCAGGATGGGGAACCGTCAGGCCCGTCGAAATCGGCGGGCCTTACTCATGCCCAAGTGGCGGCCTGGGCGACCGCAGCAGAACTGATCCTGATGGAGGAACGATGAAGACGCTCCGAGAGAAGCTCGCGGCCGTCCTGGCCGAAGCGAAGAGCATCGCCGACCTGGCGAAGTCCGAGGACCGTGAGTTCACGGCGGACGAGATCACGAAGATCGGTGAGCTGAAGTCGCAGGCCGACGAGCTCACCGTCCAGGTGAAGGCCGCGGACGACGCGCAGTCGAACATGAAGACGCTGCTCGCGTCGACGTCGCCGGCGAAGTCCGACGACGAGCCGAAGCCGGACGAGGAGCAGCCGGACGGCTTCAAGTCTTTCGGTGAGGCGTACACGGAGTCGGCGCCGTACCAGCAGCTCATCAAGTCGAACCCGGGTGGGTTCGGCGAGGGGTCGCTGATCCAGCTGCCGAAGGTCACCGTCGGTGCGAAGGGTCGCGGCTTCAAGGCTGACCCGAACCCGCTGTCGGTCGCTGTCGGGCAGCTGCGTCCCACGCGTCTGCCGCAGGTCGACCTGACCTACCAGCGTCCCCTGACGCTGCTCGACCTGATCTCGACCGGTTCGATCACCGGCAACAGCTTCGACTACGTGCAGATCACGTCGGTGCTCCGCAACGCGGGCATCGTCAAGGACGAGATCCTGCCCGGCGACCCGGCGTCCGCGCTGAAGCCGCTGTCGGATCTGTCGACGAACCTCGCCACCGGCAAGGTGTTCACCTACGCCGACGGCTACACCGTCACGAACGAGCTCCTCGCCGACGCGGGTGCGTTCGCCTCCTACCTGAACGGGCAGCTGGCGTACAACATCCGTGCCGTCATCGAGAACTACCTCGTGAACGGTACGGGTGCGTCGGGGCAGCCGACGGGCATCCTGAACACCACGGGCATCCAGCAGATCGCGACGGCCGGCACCGACCCGGTGCAGATCCCGACGTCGATCCGCAAGGCCCTAACCGCCCTGGACGAGGTCGGCGCGCAGGTCACCGGCATCGTCCTCAACCCGGCGGACGCCGAGGTTCTGGACCTGATGCAGGACGGGAACCAGCGCTTCTTCGGTGCTGGTCCGTTCGGTGCTGGTCCCCGCACCCTGTGGGGCCGTCCGTACGTCACCACGCAGGCGATCCCCGAGGGCACTGCGCTCGTCGGTGACCTGTCGACGATCAACGTCCTCGAGCGTGAGGCGCTGTCCGTGGTCGCGTTCAACCAGCACGCCGACTACGCACGACGCAACCTCGTGTACGTGCGTGCGGAGCTCCGTGCCGCGCAGGTCATCTACAAGCCGGCGCACCTCGCCCTCGTAGACCTCGGCACCACGGGCGCCTGATGACGGACGGCATGGTCGTCATCAACGGGATCCGGTACCGGCTCGAGGATGCCGCGCGTCTCGGTCTGGTGAAGAACAAGGCACGCGGTGTGGAGGAGGCAGGACGTGACTCTGCAGGAGACTACGCTGCCCCCGCTGGCCGATCCAGCCGACCTCGGGGCAAGGCTCGGCAAACCGGAGAGTGACCCGGGGATCGCTCTGGCGCTGCAGATGGCGTCGGAGCGGTTCCGCGGTCAGACCCGCAACCCCATCAGCCTCGTCGAGAACGACACGATCGTTCTCGACGGGGCTGGGGCCCGGGTGCTTCGGCTCCCGGTGTGGCCGGTCGTCTCCGTCTCGAGTCTGACGGTGGCGGGGCAGACAGTGCTCGACCCTGAGTGGTCGGCTGCTGGTCTGCTCCGCCTCCCCGCACGGTTCCCCGACGTGTGGCGGTCGATCGAGGTCGTGTACTCGCACGGCTTCGCCGACATCCCCGGGGACGTGCAGGAAGTGGTCCTGGATCAGGCTGCGTCGATCTCTGAGGCGTCGCCGTGGCTGTCGCAGTTCACGTCGGGGCAGGAGCAGGTGGCGATGGCTGCCGCGGCGACTGTGGGTACCACGTCGCAGTGGGCTCGAGCGGTCGCTCGGTACCGCATCGGCGGTGATCACTGGTGATCCTCTCGAACATGCTGCACCGCGACACGGTCACGGTGCAGCGCACCACCGAGGGTGCGCCCGACGACGACGGTGTTCCCACGGAGGCTGTCGTCGATGAAGTCATCGGTGGCTGCAACGTGCAGCCGGTCGGGACGAAGGAGTCTCTCGGGCAGAACGACATCGTCACTTCACGGTGGATGGTGTCGACCCGTGAACCGCAGGACTGGATCCAGGCAGCGGACACGGTCATCTGGCGCGGTCAGACGTACTACGTCGATGGCCGACCGCAGACGTACTGGAACGTGCTCCCCCACACGGAGTTCGTGATCACCGAGACGAAGGGCTGACGGATGTCGGACAAGATCAGCGTGAACGGCAACGAGTACCGGCTCGAGGACGCGGTGCGTCTGGGGCTTGTACCGCCGGAGCACACGCCTGCGGTGGAGACGGTTCCTTCGGAGTCGTGGACGGTCGCGGAGATCGAGGCGTGGGCTGACGCTCATGGCATAGACCTGACCGGTGCGAAGACGAAGCCGGAGAAGTTGGCGGTCATCGCTGACTTCGAGTACGCGGCACCGCCGGTCGGCTGATGCCGAAGGTCGTCATCGGCCGGGGCATCATCGATCAGGCGGTTCGGAATCCTGCGGTGCGGAAGGCGATGCGGGACAAGGCGGACCGGATCCTGCCTCGAGCGCAACGGCTGGCGTACTCGGCTGGGGCGAAGCAGTTCGGTGACTCTCTCCGTGTGGAGGAGGGCACTCGTCCTGGCACGAAGGCGAACGGCGGGTACAAGCGTCCGTTCGCTCGTGTGATCGCGACGTCTGCTGACGCCACCGCGCTGGAGCACGGCGACGTGGGTGTGTCGAAGCAGGCGATCCTGCGGAGAGCGATGGGCGCATGAACGTGTACGGGGTGTGGCCCAACGTCGAGAAGGTGCTCCTCGCCTACTTGAAGCAGGAGACGGGCGCTGTCACGTACTCGGAGACCCCGTCGAACCTCGAGACCGTCGCCCCGTGCATTGTCGTGGAGCGGATCCCTGGCGGGTTCGGCCGCGACTACGAGAAGACGTTCCACGTCGATCTGACGGTCTTCGCGAAGACCCGCGGCGCCGTGTGGGACCTCGTGCAGAAGGTCGAAGTCGCGATGGTTCTCTGCAACCTCTTCGACCAGGTCCGCGAGTCGGACTCGTTCGGGAACGTCGCGTACTCGAACACGGCGCTGCGTCGAGCTGTCGGCACGTACGAGCTCGACGCACGCCCCCAATAGGCCGCTCACCAACACTCATCATCCATCAGCCGTCCGCACGTCGGGCGGCTTTGTCGTTCAAGGAGAACGCATGCCTGACGTGGTCGACCAGATGGTCAACGACAACCGCAACGTCCACAAGTGGCGCAGGGTCATCCTCGCCCTCGCCGACTACGGCACCGAGGTGCCGGAAGCCTTCTTCGGGACGGACGGGCTGCCGATCGCGCTGCCCCCCGGCTGGAAGAACATGGGCTTCATCACCACCGACGGCATCTCGCACTCGTACGACCTGTCGGTCGACGAGACGAACATGCTGCAGGACCTCGAGCCGGTCCGTTCCGACAACACGTCGAAGTCGCACACCTTCCAGGTGGCGTTCGGTGAGACGAACGGGTGGACGAAGGGCCTCGCGTACGGCAAGCCCGTCTCGGAGTGGCCGTCGGACAAGAACGCGGCGTGGATCTACGACGAGGACCCCGACTCGGGCGACTCGTACTACCGGGCCCTGACGCTCGCGCAGGACGGTGTCGGCGCCGGTGCCGTGTACCGCATCGAGGCGGCGTACCGGATCAAGGTCACCGACATGGACGACCGAGCCATCAACAACTCGGACGTCGAGGAAGTGAACCGGACGTTCACGATCTACCGCGACCCGGTGATCGGGAAGTCCTACACGGAGGCGCAGACCGCTGCGGCGGGCGTCGTCGTCTCCGGCGGCTGACCCTTCCCCCAAGACCAGGTGGCGGCGTCGTTTGGTGAGCTGCGCCGCCGCCACCTGTTACCCCTGCTCACGAGCTCACCAAGCTCACTAGGAGACCACGCATGACCAGTCAGGCTGAAAAGAATCGTCGCACGTCGTACACCCTCGCCGCCGCTCGGCGGAAGGTCGAGGAGTCGGTCGGCGGTGACCGCATCGAGATCTTCGTGGAAGAGGGTGGGGAGCCGTTCTACATCCCGCACCCGTACTTCTACGACAAGGCCACGAAGAAGGCCTTCAAGGAGATGGACGACGAGGACGACGAGGCCCAGGGCCGCATCCTCCTCGGCGACGAGCAGTACGACCGGTTCATCGCTGCTGGCGGTACCGATGAGGGCATCAATATCGTCATGATCGCCGTGCAACAGGACATGAAGAAGACCCAGGGAAACTGACGGGGGTAGACCTCGACGAGTTCGACCTCGAGCTCGCGGACCTGCCGGCGACACATCCCGTCGCTGTGCAGGTCCGCACTGAGGCGATGCTCCGGCTCCTTGGAGACCACCAGGGCCCCGGGGATGCTGCATTGCAGTCCACGTACGCGCCGCGGGATCCGCTGGCGGAGTACCTGCAGGGGCGCATCAGTACCCGGCAGCTGCGGATCCTCGTCGAAGGTCTACCCACCGATTCAGCGTTCCACCGTGCACATCGGGACACGGACTGGCGGGATTCCGACTGGATCAACCGGGATTCGAACTCGATCCTGCGGGTCCTGCTCTACACGGTGCAGTCGGCGCTGTCGAAGTCGCCCGTGCCGAAGCCGGACCTGTTGCCGGCACCGGCGGTCGCGCCGTCCGATGCGGACGAAGCGGACGCCGAGTACTCGGAGCAGCAGCTGGCGGAGATGCAGGCAGTCGCTGACGGCTGGTTCGCGAACAACTAGACATTGGAGTGCACCGTGGCCGGTTCTGCCGTTTGGTTGGACGTCCTCCCCTCAATGTCGAAGTTCGCGTCGACGATGTCGAAGCAGGCAGGTACCGCGGCGAAAGCTGCGGGCCTGTCTGCTGGCCGCCAGTTCTCGGCTGGTGTCGCGGCTGGCGGTTCGACGTCGGCGGCGAAGACGCTCGTGCAGGAGCTCGAGGTCGCGTCGAAGCGGGCGGCGAAGGTCGTGCAGGCGGAGAAGGTTGCGATCGCGAAGGCGCGGTCGGAGGAGAAGGCTGCCGCTGTTGGTGTTCAGGCGGCTGAGGCTCGTCTGGCGGAGCAGCGGAAGAAGTACGCGGCGTCGTCTTCGCAGGCGTTGAAGGCGGAGCAGCAGCTCACGTCGGCGCGCGGTAAGCAGCAGCTCGCGGGGATGAGGGTCGTCGCGGTTGAGGATCAGCTGAAGGCTGCGTTCAACGAGCAGAAGACTGTCACTGGGCAGTTGTCGGCGGCGCAGGGTCAGGCGTCGAAGCAGTCCGCGTTGATGACGGGACGGTTCTCGAAGCTCGCCGCCGCCGGCGCTCCCCTGTCCTCTGGGCTGGGGAAGGTCGCCCAGGGTGCGAAGAACGTCGCGGCCGGAGCTCTGGCAACGCTGAAGCCCCTTGCGGGGATGGCTGCCGGGTTCGGCGCGATCATCGGCGTGAGCCAGGTCATCAAGCTCGGCAACGAGTACACGGCGACGATGAACGAGCTGCAAGCCGTCGCTGGTCTAACGAACAAGCAGATGGTGCTCGTCGGCGCCACCGCCCGTCAGCTGGGTTCTGACCTCACCCTGCCCGCGACGTCGGGCAAGGATGCTGCGGCGATCATGCTCGAGCTCGCCAAGGGCGGTCTTACTGCAGCCGACGCGATGACTGCAGCGAAGGGCACGATTCAGCTCGCTGCTGCGGCGCAGGTCGATGGTGGGCGTGCGGCTGAGATCCAGTCGAACGCGTTGAACCAGTTCGGCCTCGCGGCGAAGGACGCTTCGATGGTCGCCGATGTGCTGGCGAACACTGCCAACGCTGCTGCTGGTGGTGTGGATGACATCGCGACATCGATGAAGTACGTCGGCCCCGTCGCGCGGGTGCTCGGGATCAACATCGCGGACACCGCTGCCGCGGTTGGTCTGCTCGCAAACAACGGCCTGAAGGGCGACACGGCGGGTACTGCCCTCCGCGGCATGATGGCGTCCCTGTCGGCGCCCTCGAAGCAGGCCGGTGGAGCGATCGAAGCGCTTGGGATCAGCGCGTTCGATTCCTCCGGAAAGTTCGTCGGGATGCGGGAGATCATCCAGCAGCTGTCCGAGGCGCAGAAGACGATGACGAAGGAGCAGTTCGCGGCGAACGCGGCTGTCGCGTTCGGTCGGGAGCCGTTGGCGGCGGTGTCGTCGCTTGCGTCGTCTGGTGCTTCGGCGTTCGACGCGATGGCGAAGGCTGTCGGCCGTCAGGGTGGCGCTGCTGCTGTTGCGCAGTCCCGCATGAAGGGTCTCGGCGGTGCGATGGACAAGCTGCAGTCGCAGCTTGAAGACGTCGCGCTCGGCATCTACGAGACCGTGTCTCCGGCGCTCGAGGGCATCGCGAACTCTGCTGCGGCTGGGCTTGATGGTGCTGGTGACAAGGTCACGAAGTTCCTCGGCATCGTTGGTGGGCTCGGGAAGCTGGCGTTCGCGGGGAAGGTGTCCGCACCGATCTCCGGGATCGACCCGGCGGTTGTGTCGGGTGTGCAGACGGCCCGCACGGTCATCATGGGGGCGTTCCGCGACATCGCGTCGTTCGTCACCACGAGCCTGGTGCCGTCGGTGAAGAACCTCGCTGCAGCCCTTGGGCCGACAGCGGCGATCATGGCCGGCGCGTTCGTCGGAGCGTTCCGTGCTGCTGCGTTCCTGCTCGCGAACGTCATCGGGCCTGCGCTGGTCGGTGTCACCGGGTTCATGCGAGAGAACAAGGGCCTCACCTTGCTTCTCGTGGGGGCGCTCGCCGGCCTCGTCCTGGCCTACAAGGTCTACAACGCGCAGCTCCTCATCGCGAAGATCGGCATGGAGCGGTACCTCGCGAGGATCCCGCTCGTGGCGGCGGCTCAGAAGCTCTGGGCGTTCTCGACGTGGCTCGTCACCGGCGCGATGCGAGCCCTCAACGCCGCGTGGAAAGCGAACCCGATCGGGCTCATCATCACCGCGATCGGTCTCCTCGTCGCCGGGGTGATCTGGGCGTACAAGAACATCGGCTGGTTCAAGACCGGTATCGACGCCATCTGGGCGGGCATCAAGATGGGTGCTCAGGCCGTCGCAGCGGTCGCGGTGTGGCTGTGGAAGAACATCTTCGGACCGGTCTTCCGCGGCATCGGGGCGGTCGTGTCGTGGGCTTGGAATAACGTCCTGTCACCGATCTTCCAGCTCGTCGTCGCGGTCGTTCGGTACACCCTCGGCGCCGTCTTCTCGTGGCTGTACAACACCATCGTCAAGCCGGTATTCACGGCGATCGGGACGATCATCTCCGCGTGGTGGAACTTCTACGCGAAGCCCATCTTCACGGCGGCGGTGTTCATCGTGAGGAACGTGCTCGGTCCCGTGTTCCTGTGGCTGTACCGCAACGCGATCAAGCCCGCGTGGGACGGCATCAAGACGGCGATCAAGAGCGTGTGGGACTGGCTGAAGCCCGTCTTCGACAAGCTCGCGAACGTCGCGAAGAACACGATCCCGTCCGCGTTCACCACAATGAAGAATGGCATCGCGAAGGCGTGGGAAGCGGTCAAGACCGCCGCGAAGGCGCCGATCAAGTTCGTCGTCGAGACCGTCGTGAACAAGGCCCTCATTGGCAACTTCAACAAGGTCGCCGGGTTCTTCGGAACGAAGAAGATCGACAAGATCAGCCTGCCCGACGGGTTCGCTCGAGGCGGCGTGATCCCCGGCTACCAGGCCGCGAAGCGCGACGACGTGATGACGCCAATGCGTCGCGGTGAGGGTGTCCTCGTCCCCGAGGTGGTTCGCGGTCTCGGCCCGTCCACCGTGCACGCCTTGAACGCTGCCGGCAACTCCGGGGGCGCTTCGGCTGTGCGGAAGATGACCGGGTACGCGAAGGGCGGCGTCGTCAAGAAGAGCTCCGGCTCCGATGGCGGCAACGGCAACGGGCTCTTGTCCGGTGCGAAGGCTGCCTGGAACTGGACGAAGGGCGCGGCCGGCGCTGCGTGGGACTGGACGAAGAACGCTGCGGAGACCGCTTCACAGGTCGTGTCCGACCCCATGGGGACCCTCGGGAAGCTCGTGAAGTCCGTGATCGGGAGTATCCCCGGTTCGGGCGGCATGGCCGACGCTGCAGCGGGCATGGGCAACAAGCTCCTGTCCGGTGCCGTGTCGGCACTGAAGAACATGGGTGGAGCCGCTGGCGACGTCGGGAACTTCGGTGGGTCTGGTGCGAACGGGCAGCTGCCGAAGTCGGCGTTGTCGAAGGTGTCCGGGTTCGCGGGTGGTCCTGGTGTCGGTCCGATCGGCGGGTATCTCCGGAAGGCTGCTGCTGTCGCGTGGGAGGCGATGCAGCGTGCGTTCGGTGGTGGCTTGTCGTTGACGGAGGGGTACCGGGATCTCGCGAACCAGCAGATGCGGTACGCCGCGTATCGGGCTGGCCGTGGGAACTTGGCGGCGACTCCGGGCACGTCTGTTCACGGGTACGGTCTCGCTGCTGACGTTGGTGGCGGGTCGCAGGCGTGGATGCGTGCGAACGGTCCCCGGTTCGGGTGGTACCCGACTGGGTTGTCGTTCGCGCAGCGTGAGCCGTGGCACTTCGAGTACAAGGGCGGCAAGGCTGGCGGCGGTATGGCTGCCGGCGGCATCGTCGGCGGGTTGACGCCCACCTTGTACGACAAGGGCGGGGTGCTCCCCCAGGGGCTGTCTCTGGTGCAGAACAACCTCCGTGACCCGGAGGTGGCGCTGCCGATGCAGACGCTGCGGGAGATCGTCTCGTCCGAGAGTGGCGGCGGTTCCACGTACGCGCCCGTGTTCCACAACGCGGACCGTGGAGCGATCCGCGAGTTCGAGGACTGGATGCATCGCCGCGAAGTGCTGGCGAACGGCTGACGAAAGGGCACCTGATGGCGACTCTGATCGATGGCGGTTCACCGTCCACTGTGGTTGCTGACATCCTCGACGGCGGCTCACCCGGCGACGTGTTCACCGACATCGTCGATGGCAACGGGGCAGGGTCGGATGTGTCGTTCCCCACGACACCGCCGATCTTGCCCCGCGCCGACACCCGCGTGTACTGGCTCGAGTCGATGGACGGGCTGACGGTGATCCCGTTGAACGTGGACGCGGAACGGATCCTGATGCCCGGCGCGACCGGTCTCGAGCTGCCACCGGTCGACGTTGCGACGTTGGTGACGCCCGGTGTGCCGGGGTCGCAGCTGCAGGAAATCACGATTGGGGAACGGGAAGTGTTCCTCCCGATGAAGTTCGCTTCGGACCGGTCGCAGGAAGTGTTCTTCCAGCAGCTGAACGAGCTCCGTGGGCTGCTGACTGGTGCGTGGTGGCAGTCGGTGACTGGGCTGACGGGAACGTTCCGGTTGGGGGTGTCGTCGTCGGTCGGTGAGCGGCTCCTCGACGTTACGTACAGGTCCGGCATGGAAGGCGCGCACGGCGGATCCGGCTCGGGTACCCGGTGGGAGAAGTTCGGGTTGACGCTCGTCGCGGCGGACCCGTTCTGGCATGCGCGTGAGAAGACGGTGAAGACGTTCACGGTGCAGTCCGGTGAGGTGTTCCTCGCGGATGGTTCCGGGTCTGCGCCGTGGTCTCGTTCGTTGACGAGCGCTGTCGTCATCGGGAACGGCATGCAGATGGATGTTGACGGTGACGTGCCCGTGTGGATCGACATGGATGTGACGGGGCCGGCGACGTTGGCGTCGGTGGAGTTCCCCGGCGCGAACGTGGTGATGAGCTCGTCGATCCCCGACGGGGAGATGTTGTCGTTGGTGACGCATCCGCTTCGCCGTTCCGCTCGTGTGAACGGGCAGGTCGCGTGGTCGAAGTTCACTTTCAACTCGACGTTCGCTCCGCTGATGCCGGGACGCAACTCGGTGAACATCGCCCTGAACTCGTCGGGTGATGGGACGTCGTTGACGGTCAGCTGGTTCAACCACTGGCTGTCGGCGTACTAGGAGGCTGCTGATGGTGTGGACGATCCAGCCTCGCAACGCGAACCTGGTGCGCGATTCCGATCCGGTGCGGTTCTGGTCGTCGCTGACGGTGGTGGAACGGCACAACGTCACCGGCGCCGCTTCGGGGACATGGCAGGTGCAGGCGTTGAACGTCGGCCTCCCCGGACTGCTCACCCCTGGTGCGGGTGTGATCATCACGGACGGCGACACGCTCGTCATGTCTGGCCCGGTCACGTCCATCCAGCGGGGCCCGACCACGTCGACCGTGTCTGGTGTGTCCGACATGGACGTTCTCACGGGTCGGATCTTGTACCCGGACCCGTCGAAGCCGATCACCGCGCAACCGGCCGCGTACGACAACCGGTCGGGGCCAGCGGAGACGGTGCTCCTCGCTTACGTGAACGCGAACGCCGGCCCTGGCGCTCTCACCTCGAGGCGTGTCCGTGGGTTGCGTGTTCCTGCATCGCAGGGCCGTGGGAAGAACGTGTCGATCAAGGGCCGTCTCGGTGGTCTTGGTGAGCTCGTCGCTGACGTGTCCGAGTCGGGGAGCCTGCATGTTGATGTGCTCCACGGTGAGGACACCAGCCCGTATCTGGGGTTGACGGTCCGTCCGGTGCGGGACCTGACCGCGAACATCCGGTTCGGTTCCTCCTCGGACTTCACTGCTGGCCTCGTCGGTGAGGACTGGTCGTACACGTTGTCCCGCCCGACGGTCACTGACGCGATCGTCGCCGGCGGTGGGCAGGGCGTGAATCGTCTGTTCGCCGAGAAGGTTGATGCTGCGGCGGAGTCCTTGTGGGGCATGAAGGTGGAGCAGCTGGTCGATCAGCGGCAGACCTCTGACACGGGGGAGCTCAGCGATGCCGGCGTTGACGCTCTGTCGGATGGGTCGAACCCGGTCGCGGTGTCGTTCACGGTCACGGGGACGGCTGACATTCAGTACCGGAAGGACTGGCGGGTCGGCGACAAGGTCGGTGTGACCATCGACGGGCTCGACCTGTCGAACGTGGTCCGTGAGGTGACGACGACGGTGCAGGCGCAGCAAGGGTCCGCGTCGCAGAAGGTGTCTGCGGTTGTCGGGTCTCGGGACTCGTCGAACTGGACCACGAAGACGAACGCTGATGTCGCTCGGATGTTGAAGCAACAGCAGAAGCTGCTGGCGATCTAAGGAGAACAGATGACGGAGAGCTCATTCCCGATCGTCGGGCTGGACCTCACCAATGCTGCGTGGGGTCAGACGGTCGGTGCGACGTCGAACGGGATCCTCGATGATTGGGGTTCGTCGTACGCGATCGTGGTGAACACGAACGACACGGTGACGGTGAAGCGGTCGTCGCGGTCGGGGGTGGCTCGTGCGGTGGTGAACGGTTTCGGTCACCAGATGGACGCTGATGTGACGTTGACGGTGCCGGCGGTGACGTCGACCACGAAGTACCACATCGGGTTGCTGTACGACCCGGGGAACGTGACGCTGCCGGTGAAGCTGGTGGTGCTGAAGGGCACCACGGTGCCGCTCACGGCGGGTCAGGCGTTCCTGCCGTTGCACATCTTCGTGCGGCAGGCGGGGCAGACGCTCGCTGCGGCGGCGTTGTACTCGCCGCGACCTCGAGTGCAGCCTCGGCTGGTGGTGGCGTCGTCGACTGATCTGAAGCAGATGGATCCGCTGCTGTTCCTCAACGGGACAGAAGCGCTGGCGACTGATGTTCGGCGCACGTACCGGGCGTCGGGGTCTCTTGCTTCCCCTGAGTGGGTAGCTGGACCGATGCAGGGGTACTGGCGTGGGCAGCGGTCAACGCAGATGGCGAACGCGAACCCGTCTGCGGTTCTCGGGTTCGCGGTGTCGTCGGCGGACAACGACTCGTGGATGAGCATGGCCGACTCGGGTGTGTTCACGCTCGATGAGGGCATCTACGAGATCACCGCGACGATGACGTTGCCGCAGAAGGCGACGGGTCGTTCGTTCGTGGAGGTCGCTTCGCCGAGCGGTGAGACGTACGCGCGGGGTTCGTTCGGTGCTGGTGAGGACCGGGAGTCGGTGACGTTCCCGACGAAGGTGACGGCGCCGACTGGGTACCGGGTGTTCGGGTACCAGACCACGGGGAAGCAGATCGCGCCGACGTTCACGTTGAACGTCGTCCGGGTCGCCTGACCTGCCTGAAGTTCATTGATCAGCCGTCCCGGTGGGGCGGCTTTCCTATTTCAAGGAGGCGGCATGGCCGGCAAGTACAGCGTCCGGAAGTCGTCGTACGGCGATCTCCGCGGCGTGGAACAGTTCGTCTCGACGGCTCGCATCGCACTGCAGGTGTTGTCCGTCATGGTTGATTTCAACGCCTGGCAGAAGTCGCGCGGCGCGGTCGGTGCCCTGTCGGTGAACGAGGGCATGCGCTCTCGCCCGCGGCAGTCCTACCTGTGGGCCAACCGCTTCTCCCTCGGCGTCACTGTCGCACCGCCGTTCACGTCACGGCATGACGAGGTGCTGCACGGCAACGCGCTTGATTTCGGCATCACGATGCCCGACGGGTCGAACCGGGCCCTCACGCCCACGGAGTTCGCGAAGCTGCACGAGGTCATCGAAGCGCGTGGTGGGACGTGGACCGGCGTCAACTTCGGTGAGCCGTGGCACCACGAGATGGCGACCCGGGCTGAACGGCTCGCCCCGTACCCGGACGCTTCCGTGCGGGCAGTCAGCACGGCCGCAGCACTCACCGCGCAACCGAAGCCGGAACCGCAGCAGGAACCAGAAACCGAAACACTCAGGAGGCTACTCATGGCAGCAGCAGACACGGTCACCGTGTACCAGCGGGTTGGCACCAACGGCAAGGATCAGGACACGTACTTCGTGGCCGCTCCCGGCGTCGGCGATTACCTGATCCGCGACGGCGTGAATCAGCCGCTCGCACTCTCGATCGGCACCCAGTACTCGGGCAAGGAGATCCGGCAGGCGCTCCTCGACGACGGCGTGCACTTCGAGAAGGTGCCGGCCTCGCAGTTCGACAAGGCGTTCGCCATCCACAGCCGTCTCGCGCACCTCGCGCGTGGCGGGAAGTTCGGACCTCGAGGGGAGCTCGTCTGATGGGCGACCACGAAGTCACTACGTCGCAGCGGTTCGACGTCGATGCCATCTGGTACCGCACGCAACGGGTCCTCCGGACCGCGTTCACGACGATCCTGACGGTCCTCCCGATCGTCCCGCAGATCGTGCAGATCGTGCAGGGGCAGTGGCCGGCCGCAACCGGGCTGACCGTCGTCGCTGTGCAGGCTGTCGCGATCAACGCTGCACTGACTGCGATCATCGCGATCCCGACGGTGAACCGGTGGCTGACCGTCATCGGCCTCGGGTCCGTGCCTCGTGGTGTCGCGAAGGAGACTGCGGCGGCGAAGTCGCCCGAGCTGCAGCCGGCGCAGTTCGAACCGTCGACCACGGACCTCCGAACCGAGCAGGGCGACGCGTAGCCCAGACAGGAGGGACGCATGCTGCGTCTCATCAAGCGGCTCGCCGCCGCATCCATCTGGGCACCCGGTGCTATCCCTGCATCCGAAGCAAAGTACGCCGTCCCGTTGAAGCGATACGTCATCCCCGCCGTCGACCTGATCTTCGTCGGAGGTGGCGTGTTCGCCATCACGAACGGCATCCCGTCGTTCGAGCAACTGGTGCCCGTTGCCGCGTACGCCTTCTCCCTGGTGTTCATCGCTGTGGCGCTCATCTGCCTCATCGGCATCTCGTTCCCAGCCCTCTGGGCGCTCGAGGTGTTCGGGAAGTGCGGGCTCATCATGTTCTGCGGTACCTACGCGGTGGCTCTGTTCATCCGGGGGGTGCCGTTCACAGCGACGTTCTTCATCGCGCTGGCCGTGTTCCTCGCGTACCGGTTGTGGATTCTCGGCGACGAGGAAGGCGAACGGCGCGACCGTGGAGCTGATCGGTGAACGGCTGGGAGATCGCCGGTCTGCTCATCGGTGGTGGTGGTCTGTTCGGTTTCCTCGGAGTCGTGGTCACCACGCGGGCATCGCGGAAGCACGACCGTGCGACGGAGCAGCAGGGGCAGTTCCAGAACGACCTCGAGTTCCGGAAGTACGTGGACGGTGTGGTGCGAGACGCTGTTGCGAACGCGACGAAGCCTCTGAACGAGCAGATCGAGACACAGAACGGGCAGATCGCGGCGCAGGACGAACAGATCCGTCAGCGGGACGAGCTGATCGCGAAGTTCAGCAACAAGGACCGCATCATGTCGTGGTTCGTTCAGCGCCTCTACTGGTGGGACGACGGCGGCCGGAACGGTGCCATGCCTCGGCTGACGTACGACGAGCAGAACGCGCTTGATCTGGACCTGTTCCCGGAGCAGACGCAGCCGGGACGGCCCAACCCCAGTTCTTGACGCTGCCCTCCGGGGCGGTGAAGTAGGCCCGTGTGGCCGTGACGACTTGAAGGAAGGCCAGCATGGCTACGGAGTACGCCACGATCGTGGTGAAGCGCGGTGGCGCTGATGAGTGGGCGGGTAGCGCGATTCCCCTGGCGTCGGGTGAGTGGGGGTACGACGAGACGAACGGGGTGGCGAAGATCGGTGACGGGTTCAGCCCGTGGGCGGACCTTCCGATCCACCTGACGGCTTCCGGCGACGGGGAGCTGCCGCCGGAAGTGCGCGCTCGTCTCGCGGAGAACCTCGCGGACCCGACCACTGTCGAGGGTGCTGCTCTGGCGGACGCGATCGCTGCTGCGGGCGGAGGGGGTGGCGGCGGTGCTGCGCCTCTCGCGTACGACCCGCAGACGGGCCTCTACTCGGTACCTGACGGTTCCGCGCTCACGTACGACTCGGCCTCTGGCCTCTACACGACGAACTGACCAGGAGGTCACCATGGTGAACCCACCCATCGCGCCGGTCGATGCGACCACGAAGCTGTTCCCGCCCTCGATCCTCGACGCCCACGACAAGCGCAACGCCACCAAGTACCCCGCTCTGAGCAAGGCTGGAGCTGCGGCCCTGTCGGCACAGACGGGTTCGGCAATGGAGCCGTGGCTGAGCGCGCTCGGCAACCGTTCTAAAGCGCCGGCTCGCATTCTGGCGGTGGGCGACTCAATCCTCGAGGGTGCTTTCGCGACCGCTCGTGCGAACCGTTGGGTTGACCGCTTGATGACAGGGCTGCGCGGCAAGTTCCCCCAGGCCGCTGCCGGAGGCATCGGGCACCTGCCCCCCTACTATGTGGGCGGTATCCCGGCGGTCATGGGGAATCCTTACACTGCGGTCTCGAGCAGTGTCCCAACTGCTGACAGCACCTTCGGCCTGGGTCGCCGCAGTGCCCACATGTTCGCGTCTAACAGTCAGTCGTACACGTACACGATCACGGGCACGTCGTTTTGGCTTTGGTACACCCAAGGCCCGTCGACCGGTTCATTCGGTATCAGCATCGATGGTGCCGCTGCCACGGTAGTCCCAACGAGTGGCGCTCTCACGGATGGAAAAACGTGGGTGAGCCCCGCGTTGACTGCTGGCAGCCACACAGTCCAGATCACTGTTGCGTCCGGAGATGTCTACTTCGGCGGCCTGACGGTCTTCAACGGTGACGAGACTAGTGGAGTGCAGGTTTTCGAATCCGGGCACTGGGGTTGGAAGACGACCGATTGGGTGAACGGCGGGTCGTACTGGGGCGACGCGGCTATCAAGATTCAGCCGCAACTAATCATGATCGCCCTCATGACGAACGACTACCAGGCGGGTATCGATCCAGCAACTTCCAAGGCGAACTTGCAGACATTGATTACTGCTCTGCGCGGCAAGTGCACATTGCCGCCGACCGTGGTGCTCATTACGTACCCGGCGCGAGGCGACGTGACCACGACCACGTATCCGTGGTCTGCGTATGTCGAAGCAGCCGCCTCGATTGCCGCTTCTGACGCTGGTGTTGCTCATCTTGACCTGTCAGCGCGCTACGCCAGCCCAGCAGTCACCAACGCGCTCGGCAACTGGAATGGTGACAAGGTGCACCCTACCGATCAGGGGCACGGCCTGATCGCCGAAACAGTCCTCTCGTTCATCAGCCCGCGCTGAGAGCATCGCTGACCGACGCCGCGATGAGTCGGTGCCCCTCGACGTCTGGGTGGGTGCCGTCAGGGAAGTGGAAGCGAAGCCCGGTCAGGTCGACGTAGTCGTGCCCGCCCTGCTCCGCGGCTGCTCGAAGCACTTCGTCCACGCGCTGAACTGAAGCGGTGGGGACGTCGGGAGGGGAAGCAGGTCCGACCACCACGATGTTCGCCTTCGGAGCGCGGTTTGCTGCGTCGTGGAGCAGCTTCTGCGCTGTGGAGCGGAGATCGCTGCTGCTCGTGCCGAAGATCGCGTCGTTGAGGCCGCCCTCGATGATGACCGTGCTGGCATCCGAGTGGATGCTGCTCGTCCGGGTCGGGAACGAGTGGTCGCCGCAGGCTCCGCCGATGACGTATCCGGTGCCGGGAAAGGCATTCACCGTGGTGCTCATCTTGTAGGAGCGGGCAAGGTCGAAGGCCCAACTCTCGCGGGGGTGTTCGAGGCCCATGCCACTGGCGTAGGAATCGCCGATCACACTGACGGTAGGTCCGGTCGATGGTCCGGCGTGACCGGACCCCGCTGATGCGTTCGTCTGGTTCGGAGCGCACTGGTTGTGCTTGTGGACGGTATATCCCGTAGCGAGCGCTCCAGCGACGACGACGAGCGCGATCGCGCCGATGGATAGAACCCGTTTCCCCCGCATGGCCCCGATCCTAAGCGACACTCACGACACGCCCCTCCCCCTACCCAGGGGGTGGGGCGTGTTTCTGCGTTCAGCGGCGTGGTTTCAGCTGCCGGTTGGTGACGCTGGATCGGGGCACCCACAGGTGGTGCACGAACCCCATGAAGACGAGCTGCAGGTACACGCGGTCGCCTGCGTCGGCTTGGACGAACCCGGGAACCCGTTGACGGCCGCTTCGGGAGAAGACAACGTCAACCCAGACGGGTGCGTGGTCGACCGCGTTGGACCATTCGACACCGTCGATGCCTTCCGGTTGGTCCTCGGGCGGGTCAGGGTGCTGCGGTGGCGACCACTGGTACTGCGGCATGGTGGCAGTGTCGCTCCGGCCGCCGACATGAAGCTGAGGGCTTCATTCCGCGGAAGTTAAGCCGTTCCGGCGGCAGACGACGCAGTCGGAGCGGTCTTCGTTCCATGTGTGACCTGCGGGAACGGATTCCCAACCGCAGTCAGGGCAGTGCTGGAAAGCGGAGCATCGAGTGCTGCCTAGCGCGGTGATGTTGGGGTGTGAGCAAGTGATCACGGTGTGGCCTCCTATCGCCCCGGTGTCTCCGGGGTGCATAGGGGTAGTACACCGGGAGGTCCCGAACGGGCCGCAGCGTTCACCTTCGCCGCGAACGCTCGAGCGTCCCGCTCATCCTTGATCGGGAACGGCACCCCCAGGTAGTACGTGTCGTTCTCAATCGTGAGGAACCCGGTGCCCTTCTGCTTCCGGAACGCGAGCGCGAACACTCCGATGAGGACGATGCGGGTCGCGGTGATGCGGCGTTGCGCGTCGGCGCCGACCGCGACTTCTGCTCGAGCTCCGGTGACTGGTTCGCGGCGTGCGTGGCCCTGGTCGGTCCAGCCGATCATCCCGTCAGTGAGGTAGACGCCGGCGAACTTCCCCGTCTCCCGTTGGCGGCGGTTGATCTCGTCGAGGCGGGCTGACGCTTTCGCTGCCCGCTCGTCCGCTCCTGCCAGCCACTCCTTGAACCCCATGCGCGCGAGCCTAGTTTCCCCGGAGTTTTGCCGCACCCTGACATTTCAGAGCCAGGAAGCAGAGGACCCCCGCAGGGCGCTTCGGCGAGAGGCGGCGGGGGGACTGTGTGGCCAGCGTACCGCGCACACCTAACAGCGGCCCTGTTAGGTGCAGAGGGCGCGGCTTGCTGAACGCAAAGCGCCCGGCCGAGTGAACGACCGGGCGGCTTCGAGCGTAAACACGCTGCGCGCGTCTGCGGAAACGGCGCGGGGTCCGCGGCGGGACTCGCTACCGTGTCCCGAGTTTACCCCACAGAAGCACGCCGCTTGAACAGCCGAAGGCTTGGATCGGAAAGCGCCTCCTCGGCTGGTTTGGATTCGGCAAGCGCTCGGCGTGAGGCGACCGGCGGACTGTTGGGTCAGCCGCGAACCTCACGTAGGTTCTGCGACTGCCACCCTTCGGGGATCGAGGTCAGGTAAGCCTGCAGCGCTGCGTCGTAGTTCGCGCCAGTCGCCTCATGCGGCTTCGTTGCGGTGGACCGGGCTCGAGCCTTGATCGTGGTCTCCCCCGTCGCCTTGCTCGTGACCGTGTTCGCCTGCTGCAGCTCGAACCCGTCGAGGTTCAGCGCAGCGATCGCGGCCTGGCGTGCTTCGCTGATGTTGTCGCCGCTGCCTTCGGACTCCTGCGTTTCGGTCGATCGGAGGGTGCCTACTACTTTCGTCACCCGTCCAGTATCGCGCTGCACCGACGGCTACTTGCTTGGCGAGGCCTCGACCTCGTCGAACCCGCCGGCCGGCATCACGGTGACTCGCCACGCGGAGGTGACGGGCTGGTCGAATGCGACCAGTGCGGTGCCCTTGGCGCCGGCCGCGAGGTCGAACATGGCGTACTCGTTGTTGGCGTCGACGAGGGCGTTGTACTTGTCGATGTCGCCGCCAGCCGCGTCCTCCCATGCGGAGAACTTGTCGGCGAGGTCGACGCTCTTGATCTGCTGCCCGTCCTTCGTGACGACGGTGATGCCGTACATGTTGATGGACTCGGTCCCCGCGGTGTTGTCGATTTCCACTGGGACCAGGGTGACGGACTCACCGTCGACGGTGGCGCGAGCTGATTCGACAGCGGCGGCGTCCGCATTGGTCGGGTCGCCGCTGAGCTTGAACGTGCCGGTCGCTCCCTGGTAGTCGAAGGTCCACGTGTCATCGATGTGCTCGACGGGGGTCGGCGCCGTGGTCGTCGTCTCCTGGGCTGGGCTGCTCGCTGCTTCGCCCTGATCGGTCTGCGCTCCCCCGCTGCATGACGCGAGCAGGATTCCGATGGCCGCTGCAGCTGCGAAGGCGGATGCGATTCTGGTGTGACGATTCATGCTGTTCCCCCTGTTGGTGATGGTGATGGTGGATCGGTCGGTTTGACGAGTCGCGCCATGGCTTCGAGGGCCGCGCGTTGGGCGCCGCGATCCCCTCGCGAGCGGTACGCCCTCGACATCGTGACGGTGGAGTGGCCGACGATGTCGCCGATGACGGCTTCGGAGACGTTGGCTGCGTAGAGCAGGTCGACAGCTGCGTGCCGTGCGTCGTGGAGGCGAGCGTCACGCACGCGGGCTCTCTTCAGCACGTCGTGCCAAGCACAGTTGTCGTCACGCGGGTCGATCGGAGACCCATCGAGGACGAGGGTTTCGCCTCGCCGACTGCGTTTCGGGTCCGACGTCCACAGCAGACCGTGCGGGTTCGGCTCCTCCGCAGCGACCTGCACACGTCGTTCGATGATCGACCGCAATGGATCCACCAACGGCACCACACGCCATCCTGCAGCGGACTTCGGCCGGGACAGCCACAGGCCGCCCGTCAGGTGCCGGAACTCCTGATCCTCCGGTGCGTCCAGGTACCGCTCCGGGCACTTCGCGCCCTGCCGCGAATGGCACCGCGGGCTGTCCGAATTCCTCGTGCAGCCGTGTGACCAGGAGAAGCGCTTCAGCTGCCACGACAGGTCCAGCTCGTCGGTCACACGGTCCAGTTCGAGGCCGAGCAATTCCCCCTGCCGGGCGCCGGTGAGGAGCGCGGCGGCTATGCGGGAACCGAGCCGGTCGTGCTGCACTGCCTCGAGGATCCGAGCTCCGTCGTCCGCGGTGAGTGCTACCAGCTGCGCCGGCTTCTTCTTCGGCTGGTCGACGAGCGCTGCTACGTTCCGACTGACGTGTCCATCCCTCATCGCATCACGGAGCGCCAACGACAGCACCCGGTGAGCCTGCTGCGCACTGGCGCCTCCGAGTCCTCTGCCGCGGATGTCAGCCTCGACCTTGCGCACATGGTGAGGTGCTACCTCGCCAAGGGGTATGCGCCCGATTGCCGGCACGATGTACTGCTCGATGCTAGTCCGGTACGAGGCGATCGTCTTCGGAGCGATCCTCCTTGAGTGCACCTCCGCGAACCACGGGCGGATCCACTGTGCGAGCGTGGGGGCGGTACGTGTCGACGTTGCAAGAGCTGCCTGCAGAGCGGCGAGCTCGTCGCGCTCCAGCGTCCGTAGGATCGCGGCCCAGTCCATGCCTTCAGCGTCGACCGTCGGTGGCGATCGGGTCAAACGTCCGTTTGGATACAT